AAAAAGAATTGGGTAGAGGTAAGATTGAGTATGATGGAAACTTAGATATTCTTTTCAAAGAAGATATTGAGAAGTTTATTGAATATAACTTAGTGGATGTTGAGTTAGTAGTTGAGTTTGATAGAAAATTACAATTCATTGATACGGCAAGAGGTATTTGTCACGCTGGACATGTTCCTTATGAAGATTTCGTTTATTCATCAAAATACTTAGAAGGAGCACTTCTAACTTATTTGAAAAGAAAGAGTATTGTAGCACCTAACAAACCTGCTGATAGAAGAGAACGAATGGAAGCTCTTAAAGAAAATAAGCAAGAGAAGTTTATAGGAGCTTATGTAAAAGCACCAATCGTTGGTAAGTATGATTGGATATATGATTTGGATTTAACATCTCTATATCCTTCTATTATTATGACAATTAATATTTCACCTGAAACTAAGATGGGTAAGATTGAAGATTGGAGTGCTGAAGATTATATCAAAGGTAATAGAGAAAGTTGGATTATAAATGGTGATACCATTACGCAAGAAAATCTAAAGAAGTTCTTTGAAAGAAGTAAGTTCTCAGTAGCATCAAATGGTGTTTTATATAGAACTGATAAAGTGGGTTGTATTCCTGATATTTTGGATTTATGGTTCTCTCAAAGGGTTGAATTTAAGAACAAAATGAAAGAGTATGGTAACTCTGGTGAGAAGGAAAAGTATGAGTGGTATAAGAAGAGACAGTTGGTACAAAAGATTCTTCTAAACTCATTATATGGAGTATTGGGATTACCAGCATTCCGATTCTATGATGTAGATAATGCAACTGCTGTAACCACAACAGGTCAAACTGTGATTAAATCAACCGCTGATATGACCAACTTAAAATACAACAAAGAATTGGAAACGCCTGATGCAGATTCTAATATCTATATTGATACTGATTCGGTATTTTTCTCAGCAGCACCATTGATGGATAAAAGAATACCAAATTGGAAAGATAATGACCAAGAAACTATTGCTGGTTTTGTTAATACGATTGCTGAAGAAGTTCAAAATTATCTAAATGACTTTTATGATATTCTTGCTAAAAGAATATTCAATGTAGATAAAGATAAACACCGATTTGAGATTAAGAAAGAATATGTTTCTAAATCAGGTATTTGGATTGCTAAAAAAAGATATGCACAATGGATTATTTCTGATAATGGTGTACCTGTTGATAAGTTAGATGTAAAAGGATTAGATGTTGTACGTTCTTCATATCCAGCTGCATTTAGAAAGTTTATGAGTGAAATACTCATTGAGATTCTAAGAGGTGATGATGAAGAAACGATTACTAATAGAATTGATGCATTTAAAAGACAATTACCAACAATGGATGTTGTTAAGATTGCTAAAGCTGGTGGTGTTAAAAACTTATCAAAGTATATGCCTAAGAAAAAAGACCAAACAGCAATGTTTCAATTTGCTAGTGGTACTCCAGCACACGTAAAAGCATCAATAGCATATAATCAACTATTAAAACATTTCAAAGTTCAAAACCAATATGAACCTTTGAAAGATGGTGATAAAATTAAGTGGGTGTATCTAAAACAAAATCAGTATGGGTTAGATGCAGTAGCTATGAATGGTTACAATGACCCACCTCAGATTATGGAGTTAATTAAAACTTATATTAATCATGATAAAATCTTCGAAAGAGAACTTCTAAAAAAATTAGAAGATTTCTACGGAGCATTGGATTGGGGGGAAGTTCTCTCTTCCAAAAAAACAGCTGAGAAATTTTTCTCATTTTAATTTGGATAATTGAAAAATTATTCGTATATTTGTAAACAATAAAATAAATCTTAAAAGTAAATTATGGAAAAAGCAAAATTTGATGGTTTCATCAATCGATACAATCTCGGTGGAGAGGTTGAATCAGTAATGGTAAAATCTGAGGGTTCTAACCTTTCAGTTAGAATGATTTCAGATGATAAAACTCTTTTAGGAGATGTAACAGTAACAGGTGCAGATTTTCCTGATGGTGAATTTGGTATCTATACTACATCTCAATTAAAAGGGTTATTAAGTGTATTAGATAATACAATCGAAGTAGAAGAAGTAACTGGTGCATTAAAGTTCTCAGATAAAGGAACTAAAATGCAGTATATGTTAGCAGCACCTTCAGTTATCCCAGCGGTACCTGATTTAAAGGCACTTCCTCCTTTCAATGTAGATATTACATTAGATAATGAGTTTGTAAACAAATTCATCAAATCTAAGGGAGCATTAGCAGATGCTGATACATTTACATTCACTTGTAAAGATGGTAAAGGAGAAATCATTCTAGGATACTCTTCAATTAACTCAAATAGAATTTCTATCTCAGTTGATTGTAAGTGTGAGGGGGATGTTGACCCAATTGCATTCTCTGCAAAATATCTAAAAGCTATCTTATTAGCAAACAAAGGTTCATCAACTTCATCTCTACAAATTTCTTCGCAGGGATTATCTAAAGTTGCATTTACCGAAGGAGAGTATGTATCAAATTACTATTTGGTAGAGATTAAGTAATAACCATTAAAAAAGTAACTATGAGTTTTTGGGATACCGAACCAGCAAAACCTGAATTTATATTCGAAGATGAGAAAAGAAAACTCATTGAGAATATGGACTACCTTATGACAATGAGTGTAGAAGAACAAACACTTTATAAAAAGTGGGTTGAGTTGCAAGAGGATTCTATGATTAGAGATAAATCCCAAATCGCTACTCTTTATGATGCACAATGGAAACCAACTGATATCAACAATAAAGAACTAACAATCAAAGAAATTGAAGAGTTAGAACCTTATGTTGAAATTGTAGAGGATTCAACTGAAGCTACAAAGTGGACTTATCTTAGAAAGATGATTCACACTATGAGTTGGACAGCTAATCCCGGTAGAAATGTGAAATTGTTTATCAAAGATAAAAAGAGTGGTAAACTTTTAGGTTTAGTATCTTTAGCATCAGATGTAACATCTATGAAAGTAAGAGATGATTATATCGGATGGAATAAAGAGAACAAATTCAAAGAGGGTAAGTTGAACTACACAACTATCGCATCCACCATTGTTTGTACCCAACCTTTAGGTTACAACTTTTTAGGTGGTAAACTCACCGCAATGATGACTACTGTTCCAGAAGTTAGAGAGTATTGGAAAAAGAAGTATGGGCAAACATTGATAGGTGTAGGAACAACTTCCCTTTATGGAATTCATTCACAATATAATGGTATTCCACATTTTAAAACGTTAGGAGAATCAGCTGGTAAGATTGCATTGAAACCTGATGATGAGTTCTATGACCCTTGGCATCAATGGATTAAGGAAAATAGAGCTGATTGGTATGAAAATGCTATTACTAATGAAAGAATCCGAAATGGTAAATCTATGGGAACTGGTAAAGGAGCTAGTGGACCTGTGAGTGGTATCAAACAAAAGATACTTTCTCAGATTTTCAAAGAATGTGGTATTAGAGCATCCGATTATCATCACGGATTCAAAAGAGGAGTATATCTTGCTATGATGTATGAAAATGGACCTGAGTTCCTTCGTTCAGAAATTGAGGAATCAGAACTTAAAATGAAAAAGAAGTTTGTTGAGGGTGTTGATTACATTAATAATTGGTGGAAAAGACAAGCAATTAAAAGATACTCAAAGTTACATGATTCTGGTAGATTGAAACCTGAAGATTTATTCTATATCGATGGTATAGGTAAAGATTGGGAAACTTTCAAATCAGATAGATTAAACGAAGTAGGTAGATAAAATATAAAATATGGGATTTTTCGAAGAAACAAATAATGAACAAGTTGATAATAGTTTATGGGTAGAATCATATAGACCTGTAACATTAGAAAACTATGTAGGTAATGAACACCTAAAAGAAAAAGTAAGTGGTTATTTAGAAACTGGTGATGTACCTCACCTTCTACTTTATGGTAGAGCTGGTACTGGTAAAACTACACTTGCCAAATTGATTGTAAAATCAATGGATTGTGATTATATGGTAATCAATGCATCTGATGAAAACAATGTAGAAACTGTAAGAAATAAAGTAAAGGGATTCGCATCATCAATGGGATTCAAAAAGTATAAAATCATTATCTTAGATGAGTTTGATTACATGTCTCAGAACGCACAAGCTATTTTGAGAAACTTAATGGAAACATTTTCACAACATTGTAGATTTATCTTAACTTGTAATTATGTTGAAAAAGTAATTGACCCTATTCAGAGTAGATGTCAAACTTTTCAAATCATACCTCCAACTAAAAAGGATGTAGCGGTTCAAATATCAAAGATTTTGACTAGTGAGGAAATAAAGTTTGAACCAAAAGATTTAGTTCCAATTATTGATGCTGGATATCCTGATATTAGAAAGATTATCAATACTTGCCAATTAAACTCAATCAAAGGTGAGTTAAAAGTAGATACTCAAAACCTTTTAGAGAATGATTATAAAATGAAGGTATTAGATATCCTAAAATCTTCAGATGATAAAAGAAATAAATATGTGAAAATGAGACAAGCTATTATTGATAGTAGAGTAACTGATTTCTCAGAATTATTCACATTATTGTATGAAAAAGTTGATGAGTATGCTCCACAAAATACAGCGAATGTAGTTATTGCTCTTTCCGAAGGACAGAACAAACACTTTAACGCTATTGATAAAGAGATTCCAACTGCAGCAACTTTGATTGAAATTTTAAATTTAATATAATGGCAAATATAATTGGTAAAGGTGGTAGTAAACCACAAAAAGCATCAGAACAAAGTACACAACAACCAAAGTTAGATTTAGGTAAATCAACTCCTATTGTATGTTCTCATTGTGGGTATGATGTATTCATCGATGGTTCTAAGTTTAGAAAACTTTCAAAACTAATTACTGGTACTCCGCAAGATGTGATTGTACCAATCGAAGTAATGATGTGTGGTAATTGTGGTGAGATTTGTGAAGAGTTACTACCAGAACAAATGAAAGTATTAGCAGAGATTGATAAAAGAAACGCTGAAGAAACAAATGGCTAAATCACTATTCGACCATATTAAACAAATTACTAACGTTCAAAATCCAAAGTATTGGGATACGTTAGAAGAAGCAGATAAAAAGACTTGGAGTAACTATATGGTACTTCGTTTTTTATCTATGAAATATGAGTGGGTAGAAACTATTGCTGCTGTACAACCTTATCTACAAGAAGTTCCTCCTAAAGCAATGTATTTAGCTATGATTGATTTACTTCCAAAAGGTAGACACTTTATGAAGTATATGAAAGCTAAGGGAGCTGATAAATACGAAGGTTGGTTAGTAGAGTTAGTAGCTAAACATTATGAAACCTCAAAGTTAGAAGCTGAAGATTACTTAAAGATTCTATATGCTAGTAGAACTGGTAAGGAAAAGATAAAACAATTATCAGAGGATTATGGAACTGACCCGAAAATAATAAAAAAATTAAAATTAAAAATATAATTGAGAAAAGTTTGGAAATCCCAAACTTTTTTCGTATATTTGTATAACAAATAAAAGTTTATGGCAAAAGTAAGTTTTTCACAATACCAACTATATTCATCTTGTCCTCGAGCATATAAACTGAGGTACATAGATAGGTTGGGTGAATCATCTGCTAACATTTATACAAT